TAAACAAACCAATCCATTTACCTGATGTTGAAGTAACACCGGAGGAACTGAAAGATGCTTTTGATAGAACTTTGGGAAGTGACCGTATTTATTTGTTTGACCATTTTGGTAGTACTTCTTTGGAAAATATTGTCAATCGAGTGCGCTACATGGCAAAGGGTCTTGGCTGTGGTTATGTGTTTCTTGACCACCTTAGCATTATCGTTAGCGGCGGTGATGTGGGTGATGAGCGCAAGGCTCTCGACTCCATAATGACTAAGTTGCGGATGCTGGTACAGGAAACAGGAATCAGTCTTATCTGCGTCAGTCACCTGAAACGACCTGAAAGCAAAGGACACGAAGAAGGTGCTGCAACATCGCTGGCACAACTACGTGGCTCAGGTGCTATTGCACAACTGTCTGATATTGTGATTGGCTTAGAGCGTAACGGTCAAGCACAAGATATGATTGAGCGCAATACCACATCTGTGCGTGTTCTCAAGAACCGATTTAGCGGTTACACTGGTAATTGTGGTGCATTGTTGTATAATGGCAAAACTGGACGAATGTTAGAAATTAAGGACACACTATGAGCAACGACTTAGTAGAAAAAGCACGGCAGTATGCCAAGACAGACGAATACTCTGTTACTCGTAACTACATAAATGCCTTGTGTTTGGAGATTGACCGACTACGCACACTTAATCGGGATGTCTTTGGTCGTATTCAAGATAACCGTGCTGTCTATGCTGATGCAGAGCGTTATCGCTGGCTCAAGAGTGCGTCATGGGATATTGACCCTAAGATTGTCGCACCATCTGTGATTGCTTGTAATGGTGATATGTCGGAATGGCGCTGGATGATTGGCGATGAGATTGATGTCGCTGTTGACAAGTTTATTGCGGAGGGTAAGTGAGTTTTACAATCTATGAACCCGATGGAAGAATGTTTATTCAATGGTTCTTTAATATGGATGAACTTATTAAATCCATGCTAAAGAATCCTAACCATGTATATCACAGGAATGAATGATGAGTAAGAATGTAAAAGTAGATGGCTTTGTATGGGTTGCCGAGAACGGTGCAGTAGACTACGGTTTCTTCTTTGGTGATGCCGATGAAGCCGTACAATTTAGCACCACGCTCAAGCAACTCATTCGAGATACGCTAGAAGCCTACAAGGTATTAGGCACTGATGTTGTAGCGCATTATCACGTTGAAGACTGTAATCAACTGATTAAGGCGCTGAGCAACGCACAGAAGATGATTGAACACGAACTGAAAAGGATTGAAACCAATGCTAGTCAAGATAAATAACCTCATCATAGAAACACAGAATGTGACTTACATCGTTGACCGTGATGTCCACATGAACAACGGTAAATCATTCACATTGCTTGAGCCGGAAATTCAAGACCTACTTGCTGCAATGTTTGAAGAACCACGACCAATGCCAGTAGAGGTAGAAGAAGTGCCGCTAGTTGTTAAAAAGAAAGTAGTTAAGAAGAAATGAAATGGACTGGCACTGTTCTCTGTCTGATTGGCATTGGCTTAACTAGCCTGAACATCTTTCCATTGAACCTGTGGTTTGGTTTGATTGGTAGTGGCTTATGGGCTTGGTCAGGAGTGCAGCAGAAGGACTATGCCTTGTTTACCGTTGAGTTTGTGGCAGTAGCGATGTACTTAGGAGGCTTGATAAAATTATGCTTATGAACAACGACAAACGATTCGACCTTGACTTACAATACGGACAAGTATTTGAAAAGAAGGTTGCTGATATGTTGCAGCACAGCAAGATAGAAGTTAAGACGGAGCGAGAGAAGTGGAAGTCCACCGGTAACATCGTAATCGAGTTTGAGAGCCGTGGTAAGCCTAGCGGAATCGCTACCACCGAGGCAGAGTACTGGTTTCATAATCTTGCACTCGGTAATGATATTGTTATGACTTTGGTAATCCCGACTAAAATACTCAGGAATTATATTATTCAGACGATGCCGAGGATTGTGAGTGGCGGTGATAACAACACTTCACGATTGTATTTGCTTAATCTGCAAAGTTTAGTTAAAATGATTAACGTATGCGTATAGTCCTTGACATCGAGACCAACAGCATCCACGATAAAATCTGGTGCGTAGTGTGTCGTGACATTGACAAGGATGTTGTTTCTACGTTTGTGCAACCAGCGTCACTGCAAGACTTTATTAACGGATGCGACAGCGTGGTTACGCACAATGGCATCTTCTTTGATTTCCCTGTATTAAAGAAGGTTTGGGGAATTACTGTCAAAAAGACACAGGTTATCGACACATTAGTTTTGTCTAGGTTATACAATCCTAGCTTAGAAGATGGACACTCGCTAGAGGCGTGGGGCAATCGTTTAGGACACTACAAAGCACCGTATAAAAAGATATGGTCGTGGATTACTGGTATTCGATTTATTACTGACGAAGATGCAAAAGGATACAATGGATATTATTCAGGAATGGAGTTCGATAAACCTGTAATGTCTTTACTAGAGTCGTACTGCGTACAAGATACAAAAGTAACAGCAGAGTTGTATAAACATTTAACTCAGGAGATGGAAAATGGTTTCTCAAAAGAAAGTATCACGCTCGAACACCAAGTCGCAATTATCATTGCTGAACAAGAGCGAAACGGTTTCAAATTGGATATGTCTAAAGCTATACAACTATTATCTGAACTTAAGACTAAACTGGACATTATTCAGGTTGAAATGGAAACCCTCTTTCCGCCAGTCGTCATCAGTGGCAGAACACATGGCACAAGTGGGAAGCCGCTCAATGACATCGTCACGCCGTTCAACCCCGGTAGTCGCCAGCAAATTGCAAAGCGACTTCAAGAAAAGGGTTGGAAACCCAAAAAGCACACCGAAAAAGGTAGCGTTATCGTCGACGAAGAAGTCCTCGCCAGCCTCGACTACCCGGAAGCCAAAGCCCTCGCAGAGTACATGATGTTACAAAAGCGGATAGCACAGATTACATCTTGGCTAGACGCAGTAGGTAGCGATGGTAGGGTTCATGGTCGTGTCATCACTAACGGCGCTGTCACAGGTCGTATGACACACATGAGTCCAAACATGGCACAAGTGCCTAACAGCGGAAGCCCCTACGGACACGAGTGTAGGGATTTATGGACAGTAGAGAAAGGATATAAGTTAGTTGGCATTGATGCTTCAGGACTGGAGTTAAGGATGTTGGCTCACTATATGAACGACAATGAATATACGAATGAGGTTGTATCAGGCGATATACACACAGCGAACCAAACCGCTGCTGGGTTGCAAACGAGGAATCAAGCTAAGACGTTTATCTATGCCTTTCTCTATGGCGCAGGAAGTGCCAAAATCGGGTCGATTGTTGGAGGTAGTGCGAAAGAGGGACAAAAACTCATTGATAGTTTTCTACAAAACACACCGAAACTTAAAAGGCTCAGAGAGAAAGTGGCTCGTCTCTATGCTAAAGAAGGATGGCTACAAGGTCTTGACGGACGAAAGCTACTCGTTCGTGCAGAACATTCGGCGCTCAACACGCTACTGCAAGGCGCTGGTGCGATAGTAATGAAACAGGCTGTTGTTATTCTGCACGAGAGGTTGCGTAAAGCAAAAATAGACTTTAAAATGGTTGCCAATGTCCATGACGAGTGGCAGATTGAAGTAGAAGAAAGTCGTGCTGAAGAAGCCGGTAAAATGGGAAAACAGGCGATTGCAGATGTTGTAAAAGAATTAAAAGTACTAGACGACCCAGTTCCAAACCCAAAGAAAAGATTAAGATGTCCTTTGGACGGAGAATATAAAGTAGGTAACTCATGGAAAGAGACACACTAATGACAGAAGAAAAAGACGAGAACTTGCTTGGGATGGTGGCTGTCTCTGCCTATAAAGATGGTACTTATTCGCTAAGTTCATCCTTTGATTTAGAGGAAACATACGAGCTTTTGAAGGATGCAGTGTTGGATATAGAAGATGGGACATTAGAAGAAAGTCTTAATCCATATACCCAAACCTTGCAGTAGTTGTGGTACAATAGTTGTTGCAGTATTCATAAACCGTAGTAGATAAGGAGTTTTAAAATGGAAATTAAACCAGTAAAAATTGAAGCAGAAATTCAGTGGGCTTTCTTTGACCGTGTTAACGACATGAGTGGCAAGTTCCAATGTGACTTGGCTAACCTGTCTGACAAGGCTGTGGAAGCATTGGAGTCTATTGGTCTTGAGCCACGCAAGCGTGAAGACAAGCCCGAGAAGGGTTGGTTCTTGACAGTCAAGTCAAACTACGCTATCCAGCCTTACGACAAAGAAGGTAACGAGGTTAAGGACACCGTAGGCAACGGCTCTAAAGCTGTGGCGTTGATTAAGCCTTATAGCTGGACTTGGAAGAACAAGAAAGGTGTTAGCGCATCACTGGCAAAGATTGTCATTACCGACTTGGTTAAGTACAATGCCGAAGCTGCGGCAGATGACTTGGACGACGACATCCTGTGATAACAGCACTCATTGATGCCGATAGCCTCTGCTACGCAGTGGGTTTCTCTAGTAACGATGCTGAGGAATACATTGCGATAGCAAGGCTTGAGGAAACAATGACTGAACTTTGTATGGACTTGGACTGTGAAGATTACAAGGGATTCCTTACAGGTAAGGGCAACTTCCGTGATTCGATAGCAGTTACAGTTCCATACAAGGGTCAGAGAATATCTGAGAAACCAGTACATTTACAGGCTCTTAGAGACCACCTAGTGAACTCTTGGGGCTTTGAAGTAGTCAACGGTATTGAAGCAGACGATGCAGTTGGTATCGCTGCATATGCGGTCTCTGAAGATGAATCCATCATGGTTCATATCGACAAAGATTTAAACCAGTTTAGAGGTTGGCATTACAACTACCGCAAGAAAGAAAAGTATTATGTCTCTGAGTTTGAAGGTTTACATTCTTTTTATACTCAGATATTGAC